ACAGTTGCTCCTATTCCGGGAACCGCGAAAAACCCATACCCAGCACCCCCAATGGGAGATACGTAGTCACAATCCTGCGGACCATCGGGAAAAGCAACCGATTTCACCTTGATCCTACCTGACTTTTCAGTATCAAGGGTCTGCGTAACTGTTCCTAATGCAAAAAAGTGGTTTCCGATACCGGTTTGAGATGTGATCTCCTCTTGAACCGGAGTTTGGTCGCCAAGGGTAGTCGAATTTTGAAATACATATAACAGGGCTTGAGCCAATTGAGACTCGTTACCCATGGAGTCGATTGCTTTTTGGAGTTCGGTTACCATTATCTTGTGTCCTGTATATTAGATAGGCTTACCTTAGGCTCTTTCTGCATAGTAAGCTCAGTCATGAATCCCTGTGAAGGATTGAGGCGGTGTTTAAATGCGGTTATGCGATACACTCCACTCAACCAGTGGAGTGCTCCACTGGCTAGTCGAGGATCATAATATTTAAGGCAAACTCGTCTGGTTAGAAATTCAGACGCGGGGTCGTCAATTTCTGGGATACCCAAGGTCGTTATTTTAAGCTCGAAACTTTCCTGTTGCATAGCAACAGAGTAATTGTAAGCTGTGTCGGTCATTTTATCCTTCCGTTCTTTATCACTTAGACGGTTTCTAATACCCTCCAAATCCACACGTCGTCGCAAAATCCTTTTTTTTATCTCTTTCCTTTCCAATGTACCTTTATTTACCATAAGGACCTCCGTAGTAAGAGTATTATCTTTACCATCAATATTTGCATCAGGAAAAAGAAAATTTAGCCATTCAGCGTCGGAGACAAGACTAGCTAATTTTCTTATCTGCTGGGCTTCATTCGGGGTTATTATCTCCTCTAACGGGTCTTCTCCTGTTTGACCATTGATTTGGTAACCTTCGAGGAGTTCGGGAAGAAGAGTAAGCAATTCATCATTTATTTCCATACTAGATTCGAGGTCGCCTAGGCTCTCACGTAGGGAGTTGAGTTTGGAAATCTTCTCCCCATATTGCTCTGAATCCAAAGCAGCTAGCGTAATTTCCGTAGTAGGAGTAGTGCTCAGAGTACTTATTTTTTTAGAAAGAATTTCTGAAATAATTTTTGTAAGAATAGTTGTAGATAAAGTGAGCGTACCATCAAATAATTGTTTTACATCATTAAATTGTCGGACGCTGAAGAGACTTTGCGCTATATTAATGAGGGGGCGGTTATCACTAGTAAACTCTAGTTTTGCTATAATGGAGTTAGGGGTTCCGTAATCCAGGAACATGTACTTAGCTCCTGTGTCTACGCTATATGTTTGCGGAAAAGAAAGTATAGGTCTAATAACCTGATCCCCATAATGTTTCTTCATCTCAGCTCCCGGCATTGCCAAAATAATACACCAATCTTTGTTTGCCCATACTTCATCCCAAGTTACATCTTTGAAAAGGGTGCTATTATCCGACAACGCTTTCTTATCCTCTACAGAAAGCATATTAACTTGCACCTGTTCGATTCTCATCTTCGTGCTTTTACCTATTAGCAACCTGTTAAGTTTGTTGAGAGTGGTCGTCAAAAACCCACTAATATCTTGGTGTTGCCCATCGTCGCCCATAGAAACATAGGCATTAGTATATTTATCGAGGAATAAAGAGAATCTTTGTGCCTTCGTGAGCTTGGGTATAAGTGAACTGAATGACCCCAGGTGACCAAAGGCTGAAGTCATCAATTCACCAGTCCATCCAATCAATTCTTGAAAACCCTTCGCTTGCTCACTTATTCTCTCTTGGACCATTTTATCCTGATTCTGGTAATTTAAGGAAAACCATTTTGCAGTTTCTACAGTAGGTTCTAAGTATATTATGGGAGGGTTATCCGCCCGCCGTTGCAGAGATGGGGTCATCCACGGCTCGTACCCCTTAATGGTCATGAAATCCCACGCATAGTACTCAATCCTATTTGCCGCTTCTGCCCATCTTCTGATTGCTGTACCCATTGGCAAAAGGTGGAAGAGATCATATCTGAAGAGGCTACCCGGGGTACGTGGTCTTGAGGTCTCGGCGTTCCAAGACCCGGGATTCATATCAATTAGGGGGGTGCAAAATTTCGGTTTATCCTCAGGGTTAAAACTAAAGTATGGATTCGGCTCTGTTACGTTGGTTTGAGGACCTATAAGAGTCTTGGAAAGATTGATACCAGGAACTGTTCTCAACCAGAACCCGTCCAGCGGAATCGAGACGGGAATAGGTTTTAAACGTCCACCCGACCCGAGAGTACCAAGGTCCATTAGATGCGAATATTTTGGCTTCAATTCAGCGAAAGGAAAAGAATATTTGTAGTTTTCATCGGTAGTTTTATACGAGTAAGGCTTATAATTCTCTAGGTTCACCATTCCGGGGTTAAGCCATATAGGATTAATGGCTGGGTCTAATTTCTCCTCTTGCGTAAGTTGTCGAACGGTCCCACTCTCAAGGACCAGTGGCCAAAAACTTAACCGGAAGTGGCCATTCCAGTGCGTCTCCTCAACGGAAGCCACCTTCGTGTACCTCGCCTGACGTTTGGGCCACAACCACTCAGTCTTAATATTGACACTATAGTTAGCGACAGTAGCGGGGGTGTGCTGGTCATTAGCGGATTTGGCGGGGGGGATGTTGCTGTCTTTGCGCTGGTCCGGAGAGAGTGGACCTGTTATGGGTTCCGGACTCCCAACCGGGTTCATCTCCCACTTCATACCAATTGATTCGAAAACCATTTTAAATGCTTGGTAAAGAATGTGAGGAGTTACATTCCCTACAGCCTTCCTGTTGGTTTGCGTGGATGGTACTAATGGGCGATCCAAAAGGTCTTCGAAGGCTTTAATCTCCTTTGCTGTAAGGCTGGTTGCGGCTACCGCCTCCGAGGGAGTCGTTGAGAATCCCTCCTCTTTGAGTCGCTTCATATTTTTGGATAAAACATCGGCTTCGGCTAGGGCTTTAGCCACTGAATATACTAGCTCATCTATGCTATCTGCATATGAACCTAAATCCACTGCAGGGACGCATTGAGGATAAGTTAAGTAACTTGCGAAAGTCTCAGTGAGAATAACAGATGGCTTTTTTAGGGCGAATTTACCGGCATCTTTTCCGGTCAATTCATAAGAGACTCGTGTACGTACTACATACTGTCTTTTATTAAAACGAGGGTTTAGTTTAGTGTAAGAAAATGAATCAACAGCATGAATTTCAATTACTCTGTCTGCTTGCTCAGACACCATATACTTTAGGTCGAACATTCTACATTTATGGATTCTGGAAAGACCGGACTGCGCATTCGTTCCATACCCAAATCTTAAGTATATTTCAGGCAGCGAACCATATTCTGGGAGAGCGCCTTGCCCCGCAATAGCTTCCACCGCGTTCCACCGCGCTTCGCGTTCACTCTCGTCTTTGAAAGTCTTGAACGTAGATAGATTGTCGGGGAATAGTTTCGAGTAAAATCCCATCAATATGGTCTCCAACTCACTGGTAGGGTTTAGAACTCTAATCCGGTAGGAGCCTCGGTTCTGTGATGCTACATCATATTCAAAAGACTCAAGTACACCCCTCAAATTCAGAGGATCAGATAACCCATAAAACCCATTCTTAAGGGATACATCCTGAGCCAACTTGTTGCCTCCTTCATCAGACGACAAAAGATCATCTCGGTTTAACGACATGTAAACTGCCGCAACCTCGTTAGCGTTGTACGCAGCTGTGTTTGCCATTTTTATAATTGTGGGATAAGAATTTGGGTCCCCGCTTTCAGGTCTATTTCATAATCGTATACATTATTTGCCTCAACAATAACCCACCACAGAAGTTCGTTACCATATGCAGCATAAGCTAACAAATCAGGACGACCTTCCATATCATTAGGGATTAAGGCAACTTTAGATCGTCTAGATTGTTGTATTGAACTTACAAAACTTCTATATCCTTTAGATTGTCCTATATCTGTTATAGTCTTTCCTCTATGAGAAATAACTACTCCTTGGAAAATATTTTGTCTATCACCGTTTAGTGCCATTATAATAAAGGTCCTCCTAACTGGCTTCCAAACCTTTTCAGCTTTGTCCAAACATAATTGCTCTCCATATCCAATTTCTGGAGTTGACCGACTATATTAGAATCGCTCAAAGGGTCTATGGTACCTAAGTGCATAATGGAGTCCCAGCCAGGAAGGTCACCCCCTATTTCAGGATCGCCCCATAAGTTACCATTGATATTCCGCATCTCTTCAAGCGTAAGGGAGATTTTTAATCTCTGCGCGGTAAGAGATTTGGTGTCGTAGCCTGCGTTCTCTATGGGTTGTATTTTGTAGTCAGTTATAATACAAGGAGTAAAATTGTACATAGTACCCCATTTCAACTCTACAATAGGAGGTCCTTTAACGGGCAGTTGTTGTGTGCCGATAACTGCACTGCGTACATTATTAATTACTTTCTGAAGTATTTTATGGTGATTGACCCAGTTGGGGAGGCATCTCATGACCCACAGCAAAGCAAACGACCAGTACGCGGCGCCTGTCCGTGGGTTCAAGGGATCTTTCCACCATCGATTGGGTCCCCAAGGACCCTCCGTGGAGTGTCCACGGTTATATGCTCGCTGAAACAGTGCTGCATTTGGTTTCGACTCAGTGCCTAGAGTTCCTGTATCTCTCCCTACAGTATCGCGTAAGTACTCTGCGATAGCTAGAATGTCAGTGTCAGCATCGCTATTGTCTACTGTGAAAATATCACTCATATCCTCCTTGGATACCATAGCTGCCATATGAATGAGACTATAGTGAACATCCACCTTAAATTTACGAGCCTCACTACCAGTATAAAGTCTTACAGGTTCGTTTCGTAAAAGTATTTTCTTGCTTGCATAGTTAGCTTTACGAGACTCCGTGATATTTGGGTTCTCGTAGAAAGGAATCCAAACTACCTTGGACGTAACGTCTCTATTTGTAGGGGCGTAATTAAAACGAATCCCCCCTCTCTTTTCTAATGCTTGGTTCAGTTGAAATCTTTCTACTGAACCGAGCTGCTTATTCATAGCTCCTTCTTTTTTATCATCCCAGAATGTCATTTTAGGTTCCTCCCTGCTGTGATTGGACCTAAGTCCGAAGCTCCGTTATTGTTTTCCGCCACCTCGGTACGTCTTTCAGCAAGATCAAGCAGCTTATGTGAGTTTGCAGCTGATTCGCGCAAATAGGCGTTGACTTCAGGCGGCAATCCCCTGGAGTGGCTGGGATTAATGTCTTCCAAGGAAGCACGGGTCTTCTCGTCGATGTCGGTGCGAGTTGGGTCCATTAGGGACTTCTCCTGGTTCTTATCCCACTCAATCAGGTCGCCCAGTTTTGAAGTATCTAACATCCCAAAAGAAACTGCATCAGCTATAGTTTTGCCTATTTGCATGTTGGCTCGACCGAACTTTCCCGCCATCAAATCGTCTTTTGCAGTCCATGCTGCATATAGGCCGAGGACGAGGGGAATTTTCTTTGCTAATAATTTGACTCCACCCAGAAGACCTACGCTTCCGCCTGCGCTTCCGCCTCCGCCAACAATAGCCTTCGTTAACCCATTGATCCCCAAAATGGCAGCGGTGCCTCCTATTACTTTTGTCGTGTCGGACGAATTATCCCAGGCATCTTTCGCAACGTCTGTCACAAGTGCGCCGGCACCTTTCCCATCCTTTCCGAAGTATGTATCGTAGAAAGTTGTGGCGGCGTCCCACATGGGCTGGGCACTCGTCTCCACCCAGACACGGATCTTGTTGAACCCCTGAGTGACTTCCTCAACAAGTTTGCTTAATAAGCTCTGGATCCCATCCAAGGACTCATTCATCGATTGCTGTAAGTTTATTCTAGCACTAGCCCTGGATAATCCATGAACATTACCTTCTACTAATGCGTTTATACTGGTTCCTATTTGCCTTTGCAGGTTGAAATCGTCTCTAGTCAAGCCGAACATCCTCTCCTGAGAGTCAAAGAAGAATTGTGAACCGGCTCCAGCTTTGCCAGCTTGCCGACTCTCTATTTCGCTTAGGATAGTCTCAAACTTACGAGCCATTGAAGAAGAGGTTTCATCCTTTTGAAACACAACTCCCAGTTTAGCAGCTTTCATATACCCATCACTTCCAGCCAAGAAAGACTTAACAAACTTCGCAGAGGCTTCTTGAAGCTCAGAATTATTTTGAGTCATCATTGCTGCGACCTTCTTAGCATTCATGGCTGTTTTGGGACCTAGCTCCACGGTGGTGCTTACCATAGCATCCTTCATGCCGTTAATAGCATCAATAAGACCTGAGATAGAGTCCTTGTTCTCAGCTGCAGTGGTAACTAACTCGTTGGCTAAACGCAAAGAAGCCTCCTCGGATAAACCTAGACCCTGAGTATTAGCTCTCATCAATTGAAAGACTGATTTGTTTTGAAGACCAAGCACCTTTAATTGAGAGCCGAACTGCGAAGTCTTGTTGGAAAACGTGGTCATTCCTAGGGCTACTTGATCCCCCCATACCTTAACCTTTTGCGCAAAGGATTGTTGACCTGTAATAAATCTCTTCATAACGCTGTTAACGCCTTTGGAAACATTGGCGGTCTGTCCTAGACCTTCAGCCAACTTGCTATTCATAGCCAACTGGTCGCCCACCACCTTGGTTAGGCTCCACATCCCGCGAGACAAGCCTACTAAAGCTAAAGCATTATCTGTTAGCGCTTTAAGATTCTTTTTAGAGCGGCGCTTTTCGTCGCTCTTCGCCTGCGCTTCTTTTGGATCTTCGTCTGCTATCTTTGATAGCAGCTCGATGATTCTCTCAAATTGCTGGTCAGTTGGGGAATTGTCAGCCATATTAAACCTCTACCTTATGTAGTGCGCGAACCTTATTTACGCTATACGTCCTGACACAGCAGGTAGGGTCCTCTTCGGAGAACGCTTTAATCTCACCGAACGAGACGGAACCCACACGACGGTTCCCGAATTTGTTGATGATCTCTTTTTTTATCTCTGGTGGAAAATCGTTAAGATTGACGCCATTAAAATAGGTACCTCCTTTATCGGCGACCCATTTTGGAGAAATCATAATAATTAAAGGTTGGGGATCGGTAGCCGTATGAGACCGATATCCAAAGGTAAATAAACAGCCTTTAGCAACCCCTGAGGGTTGAAATTCGACTTGCTCCGCCGTGGGTAGCTTCTTGGTTGTGCCCAAAAAGGTGGTTTTTAAAATTTTTTCCATTTT